TGTTATCATATGCAATGACAAAAACATATCTTTCTGATATTGATTTTTTATTAAATACTGAAAAGCAAGTAAGATTTAATCAAAGACAGGATAGACTATATTTGGATGTTGATTGGGGAACTGTGCAATTGGGCGAACATATTGTCCTAGATTGTTGGAGACTTTTAGATCCCAATGATTTTACAAGAGTTTATAATGATTCATTTTTGAAAAAATACTTAACTGCATTAATGAAAAGACAGTGGGGTCAAAATTTAATTAAGTTCCAAGGAGTTAAATTACCTGGAGGAATTGAATTGAATGGTCGTCAAATTTATGACGATGCAGAAAAAGATTTAGAGATTATTAGAGAGCAGATGTCTAATACATATGAACTTCCTCCTTTAGATATGATAGGATAAGGATAATGGTATTAAATCCTTTTTTCACTCAAGGCACATCTTCTGAACAAAACCTTGTTCAGGATTTAATTAATGAGCAACTTAGAACTTATGGTGTAGATATTTTTTATCTACCTAGAAAATACTTATCAGAAAATTCTGTTATTAGAGAAGTAGTTCAGTCGAAATTTGATATAGCACTTCCCCTTGAAGCATATATTGATAATTATGATCAGTATTCTGGTGCTGGAAATTTATTATCAAAATTTGGTATTGAATCTAAAGATGAAGTAAGACTTATCATATCAAGAGAAAGATTTGAGAACTATATAACTCCATTAATTCAAGATCAATCAAATATAAAATTATCAAGTAGACCCAAGTCTGGAGATCTTATTTGGTTTCCACTTGATGACAGAATTTATGAAATTAAAGATGTTGAATATGCAAAACCATATTATCAACTACAAGATCTTTATGTCTACGAGTTATATTGTGAACTCTTCAGATTGGAAGATGAAGTTATTGCAACTGGAATCGAAGATGTTGATAATAACTTGATTGGCGAAGATTATGATGGATCAACTGATGATGGAATTAATACTATTCAAGGACCCACTCAGACACTCACTCTAGTTGGTTCTGCTGTAACCTCAACTGCACTAACAAGCATTAGAGACGGTGCAATTAGATATATTAGAATATTAGAAAGGGGAGGTGGATATGCAACTCCACCAAGAGTTGCGATATCTTCAGCACCAGTTGGTGGAGTAACTGGTATTGCAACAGCAGTTATGATTGGTGGAATAAATGTTTGTAATTTAAATGCAAATCCAAGTTTGCAATCTGTTCAGCAGGTTCAGTTAGTAAATACTGGTTCTGGATATACATCTGCACCGGGAGTACAATTCTTTTCAAATACGGGAGCAGGAGCTGCTGCAACAGTTGGAATATCAACAACTGGAGGAGTTGGTATAGTAACTATTAGTGCTGCTGGATCTGGATACGTAACAGCACCAACAGTTACATTTACAGCACCAAAACACGTAGGAGCAGCTGCAACTGCTGTTCTAGACGTTCCTATGGTGTCTACAGGGGTTAGTGTGACATCTGCACCCATAAGTGTAGGTGGATCGTCCTTCCTGTTCCCAGGAGGCACCACTGGTGGAGTATTCTATAATACAGCACCTACAGTCACCTTTGCTTTACCATCAGGAACTGGCAATGCTGCTATAGTAACTTCAACAATATCTGATATTAGTCAAACTGGAGGAACTGTAGAGTCTCTTTCAATATCATCTGGTGGTAAATTTTACACTAGTGCTCCATTAGTAGTTGTAGCACACCCCGGAACTAGTTTTGCATCTGCAACAATAGGTCTTTCTGGAACAAGTATAAATCCAAGTTCAGTTGCTTTCAGCACAACAGGTAGAGCATATACATCAGCACCAACAGTTACAATTGGAACTGGTATTGGAACAAACACTCCAATTCAAGTTGCAGTTGGTATTGCAACAATCAATTCTATTACTGGTATTGTCACTGCTGTTTCTTTCAACGTATCAGATCCTTGGGCAGTCGGAACTGGAGCAACAATTGGTTTAGGATATACAGTTACTCCAACAATTTCATTTAGTGCTCCGTCTCCAGTTCAAGCAACTGCCACTGTTACAGTATCTGCTGCAGGAACTGTTAACAGCATAAGTATTGGGAACAGTGGATTTGGTTACACTTCTGCTCCTGCAGTCTCTGTAGCAGGTCCAGGAGGTGCTGGCGAACAGTTTAGAGCACTTGGAATTGCCACCATAAGATCTACATCAATTAAGACTCAAGGAACAATTGGTATTGGATCTACTTCAATTACTGGTGTGACGACTACAAATATTGTAGTTGGTGATAGAGTAAGACTTGGTATTGGTTATAGTGATCTATATAATTTCATACCTGTAGATACTTTCGTTACCACAATCGAATCAAATACTATATTCATTAGCAGTGCAGCAACTAATGTTGGGATTGCAACATCTGTATTTGAATTTGGTAGAGCAAATTGTGGTGTTGTCACAGGAATTGCAGTTACATACGGTGGTGGTGGTTATTTAAGTCCACCAAATGTTACAATATCTAATGAAGTTTCTGAAAAAAATTACATTAACTTCCCAGGTATATCAACAGCAACTGGAATATCAACTATTAATGCTGGTGGAACAGTTGCAAGTATCAATGTTTTAGATGCTGGTTATGGATATGTAATTGCTCCAGAAGTAACATTATCAAATCCAGAAAGTGCTGGCACTGGAACATTTGTATTTAATGAAATTATTACCGGATCTTCAAGTGGCACCACAGCAAGAGTTAGAACATGGGATTCATCAAACAATAGTCTTATAGTAGGAACAGTAGCAGGAGAATTTGTTGCAGGTGAAACTTTAACCGGATCAACTTCTGGTGCATCTTATGAATTAAGATTGATAAATTCTCAACCAGCAGACGATGGATTTGCAGATAATATAAACATTGAAACCGAAGCTGATTCAATTATTGACTTCTCTGAGCAGAACCCATTCGGAATGCCATAAATAAAGATATCTTAAGATAAAGATATTGTAGGTTTTAATATGTTTGAATATTTTTACAACGAAATATTGAGGAGGACCATTATATCTTTTGGCACACTCTTTAATAATATTAGCATTAAGCATGAAGACTCCTCAGATAACGTTGTAAGTGTTGTAAAGGTTCCTTTGGCATATGGACCTACCCAGAAGTTTTTAGCAAGGTTAGAGCAGTCTCCGGATCTCAATAAACCTTTTGCAATTACTTTGCCAAGGATGTCATTTGAGTTTACTGGATTAACTTATGATCCATCAAGAAAAGTATCTACGACGCAAACCTTTACCGTCAAAGATCCAAATGATGGAACTGAAAGTAAGAAATCATATATGCCCGTTCCGTATAACATGCAGTTTGAACTGTCTGTTATGACAAAATTAAATGATGATGCTCTACAAATTGTAGAACAGATTTTACCATATTTCCAACCAGCATATAATTTATCAGTAGAGTTAGTAGAATCAATTAAAGAAAAAAGAGATATCCCAGTTATCCTAGAAAACGTCACAATGCAGGACGATTATGATGGAGACTTTACATCTAGGAGAGTTCTTCTTTATACATTCAGATTCACTGCAAAAACATATCTATTTGGTCCTACATCTTCTGCAACCAAAGATATCATCAAAAAGGCTACTATCAATTATCTTACTGGAACAGATACTTCAAATACAACAAGAGAAGTTTCTTACTCATCAACTCCAAGAGCAGTCAAAAATTATACTGGAGATGCAGCAACTACTCTTACATCTGATATAAACAAAATTGTCAAAACTTTTGAGGTTGCAGACGGAACCACAGTAACTAAAGGATCCTATATTGATATTGATGGTGAAGAGATGTACATTAAATCAATTACTGGTAATAAGATTACTGTCAATAGAGGTCAAGACGGAAGTCCAGTAACAGATCATGTTAGTGGAGCACCAATTCATGTAATTAATGCAGCAGATGATGCTCTTATTGAAGTTGGAGACGACTTTGGGTTTAGTGGTGGATACCAATGACATCTATGACAAAAAAATTTGACGGACTCAATGAAACTTTTAATACTGATGATGATTTAGTTCATCCAGAGATTATAGAAAAAAAAGTAGAGAAGATCAAAAATACTGTTGACGATGTTAAAAAAGATTATGATTACACAAGAGGTAATTTATATTCTATAATTGAAAAAGGACAAGAAGCAATTAATGGCATTCTTGAACTTGCACAAGAAAGTGAAATGCCTAGAGCATATGAAGTTGCTGGACAGTTAATTAAAAATGTGGCCGATGCCACTGATAAACTGATGGATCTTCAGAAAAAATTAAAAGATGTTGAGGAAGAGAAACAAGCAAAGGGACCGTCAACTGTAAACAATGCATTATTTGTTGGATCGACTGCAGATTTGGCAAAGATGTTAAAGGATGGACTTAAGGAAGAAGATAAATAACTCTGGGAGAGAAATCCCGAAGTAAAAAAGTTACTAATAGAATGTCTAAAGAAGAATTGCCTTCTATTGATGATGAGGTCACTAATGATCTACCATCAGTTGAAGATTTTATAACAGAAGAGAATGCAGAGGAACTCCCTTCTGTTGAAGAGTATATTGAAAAAGAAGAAGTTGTAGAAACTGTCGAAGAAGAAGTAGAGCAGACAACAGATCTAACAGAAATTGTACGTCTTATTAATGACGTAAGAAAAGATATACCAGATATTCCAGAAGTAAAATATTATGATGCAGAGTTAGAAAAACTTTGTGAAATTGTAGATCAAGTAAGATTAGAAATACCAGAAGTCAAATCATATGATTCTGATATTGAAGCAATTTGTGGTGAGATAGATCTT